GTTCGCCCCGGCAAGGTTCGCCCCGCGAAGGTTCGCCCCGCGAAGGTTCGCCCCGCCAAGGTTCGCCTCGGCAAGGTCCGCCCCGCGAAGGTTCGCCTCGGCAAGGTTCGCCTCGCGAAGGTTCGCCTCGGCAAGGTTCGCCCCGGCAAGGTTCGCCCCGCGAAGGTTCGCCCCGCGAAGGTTCGCCCCGCCAAGGTTCGCCCCGCCAAGGTTCGCCCCGCGAAGGTTCGCCTCGGCAAGGTTCGCCTCGCGAAGGTTCGCCCCGCGAAGGTTCGCCCCGCCAAGGTTCGCCTCGCCAAGGTTCGCCCCGCCAAGGTTCGCCCCGCCAAGGTTCGCCCCGCGAAGGTTCGCCCCGCCAAGGTTCGCCCCGCCAAGGTTCGCCTCGGCAAGGTTCGCCTCGCGAAGGTTCGCCTCGGCAAGGTTCGCCTCGCGAAGGTTCGCCCCGGCGTCTATCGCCGCCAGCACGGCGGAACGAATGTCCGTTGCGTCGACGGCGTGGTACACCGTCGCCCTGGTCCACCGATTTAAGATATCGATGCTCATGGCTACTCAAACCTCCACGCGAGCAACACACCCAGCAAGGAGCCGATGAATACTGTCGCTGTCACGTAAATCCAAGTTCGGCTCTTCATGCCGCCCTCCGCGGCGAAGTCGCCGGCGCCATCCGTGCCGCGCACAGACCGTCCCGAAAGCCGTCTTGGCGTGCGGCTCTCACCCGTTCTGCACCCGCTTCCTCCACCAACGTCAGTACATCGTTGTACCCGATCTTTCGCCGCTTCGCGATCGCCTGCAGCCGCTCCCCCCGCCGCCGGTCCTCCACCACTTCTTCCCGCACCCTCGCCCGCGCTAATGCTGCATGCGCGGCCGTAAATCGCCCCCCGTCTATTAGTTGCAAGGCTGTTGATTGTTTATTCATTTGTTTTGGCCTTATTTGTTGGTTGTTGTTGAGACTCGGTCCACTGATCCAGCGCCTCTGGAAGCGCATCAATCACTGTCCGCCCGTTTGCTACCGCCTTGGACTTGAACCTCAGCCACACCTCTACCGGTACCGTGATCCTTGTCGTCATCAGTTCCGGCTGTGCTTGTGGTAACGTTTGTTCCATCAGTTGTGATTGTGAGTATCGCTTAAAAGTAGAAAAATCACAAGTAGAAAAATCACCAAATATGCAGAGTCGTTCGCAAAGTGCTGATAACACGTCAAATAAATTTCCAACCGTCAAAGTGTCTGAGTCTGCCAAGTCCGAAATCGACCGGTTGAGCTATGAGGCGAAACAGCGAAAGCAAAAGCTTACGCAATGGGACATCGTTGATACATGGCGCAAGAGCCATATCACCGGCGAACGTCAGCCCTATCCCTTAGGAACTTCCATCGACGAGCCTATTCCCACGCCGCAAATACCCGAGGAACAAACGGGTCAAACGGCCTATTCCGACGAAATCGAAAGTTTGCTACTAATTCTTAACCACACCCAGACGCTGATCGCCGAGCTCGCCAAGCGCTCGGCAGACGCAACCAGCGCCGCCGCGCGCATAAAGGAAACCAACCATGGCATCGATCTTCACAATGCCGGAACAGCCACCGGATCCGAAGGAGTGGAAACAGGACTTTCTCCAACGATGGAAGAGCTTGGCAGAGGCGAGAAAAAAGATATTGCTGATGCAAGTCGAGGCTATCGAGGTGGAAACCAAGCTGGTCGAAGAGTTCCTGCAAAGAGAGCAGTAAAGAAGCAAGTTGCCCGCTGATGCCGTCGTGCGGAAGCGGAAGGCCCGCCGACGTGCGGGTGAGTCGAAGCAGTGAATCCAGGATGGATTACTCAATACGGGCGGGGCCAAGCCGCCCGGGAAGACCACCTTTATAAACCGAAGAGTGACAGCGGCTTCCAGCCGATCGCCTCTTTTCGGCCCATGGAGGAGCGATGTCTATTTACAACCTTGGCGGGCCGCCCCAAATTCCCAATGAACGGGATGGTGACGGCCAACCTCTCAACGCGTTTTTCAATCGGCCGCGCCGGACCGGTCGCAATTACGACGAGTTAATCGGCATCATCCGGGGTATCATCGCGGACGGCCGCGTCTGCCGCGCCGAGTCCGACCTGCTGGCCAGATGGTGTCTAAACTACGGAGTTGAGGCGGGTGAGTGGCCGGCCGGTCCCATCGTCGCTCGGCTAAACAGGATCTATGAAGACGGGGTGGTAACCGAGAGCGAGCTGGACGGTTTAAAGGACTTACTTTTGGAGGTTATCGGAGGCGACGAGCAGTCCGTCGACGCGGCCACGGAGCTTCCACTCTGTAAACCGGTGCCGGCTGTCGTTTTCGACAACAATGTCTTCGTGTTCACGGGGAAATTTGCATCCGGGACACGTGCTTACTGCCAGCGAGAGACTGAACTTCGCGGCGGTCTCTGCGAGGATTCCGTCACGTTGAGGATCAACTACCTGGTTATCGGGGCAATGGGCTCGCGGGACTGGATCCACACCCCATGGGGACGGAAGATCGAACGGGCGAAAGAGCTTCAGCAATCGAAGCGAATCGCCATCATAAGTGAGGAGACCTGGCTGCGATCACTGGCCTGACCACCGCCATCTGAATATGAACTTATGAATCTCCACCTGCAGGTACCAGCCACTCCAGCGGAAACCATTGTGGGTCTCCCGGCGGGATCGGGTTCTTCTTTTCAGAAGCGGCGCGTTGGGTCCGAATTGCGTTTTGCTCGATCTTCTCAACCCGCAACTCCGTTCCAGCCGGCAGTAGGACTATGGCATAACGACTGGATTCCTGGATCTCATGAACGACGCCGGCTATCCCGTTGTACGCACTCGACGCGCACTCTATTCGAACTCGATCGGTAAGCTTTATTGTCATGGCGAAGATTCTCCGACATCATACCGCCGCTCGGAGGCGCCTGGTAACCGGCCCCAGGCGTCAAGTGAATGCCAGCCAGAAAAGTGTATGATACTGGTCGCCCCCAATGACTAAGCTCCTGCTGTTCGTCTTACTGGCGATCGCCGGCCTGCAGCCCGTCGACGCGAAAGGCCGCTCCTCGAGTAGCGCTACCTCGCGGACAACAGCCCGGCCCCACTACCGCGGCCCCGTCCCGAAAGCCTCCACCGCCAGGCGGCCGCCGGCGAAATGCCACTCCTGCACGCGTACGTCGACCGGTCGGATCCACCGCAGCTCCACGGCGCGCGCGTCCTTCCGGAAGGCCAATCTCTGTCCCTCCACCGGAAAAACTTCCGGAGCCTGTAAAGGCTACGTTATCGACCATGTCCATCCGTTGAAACGCGGCGGAGCCGATTCTCCCGGCAATATGCAATGGCAGACTATTGAAGCTGCCAGAGCGAAGGATCGAGTAGAATGAACGCACCCGCCGCCGCGCGGCGTTCCAAACAAAAGTAACCTCGAATGGTTTGAAAAATGCGTCTACACTTTTAATGAGGCCTGTCGATCCAAGTCTATGAGGAACCCCAAGCAAAAAGCGCTGGAGATTTCCGGGAGGGGGCCCGTAACTTTACGGGTGTTGCCGAGGGATGAAACCACGGCGACGCTGGAAATAGACGTAGACTATTCTACCGCCGACGTCCCGAACCTTCACTATGATGCAGACTTCTGCGAAGTTCTGCGAACTCGAACCGGTATCGCTTTGTGCTTCGGAAAGCTCGCCGGCGGCGAAGAGAACTTGCGTTCCAAAATTGAAATCACGTGGTCCGAAGAACACTTTTACCGAGGTGTCTGGGTTAACTCACGGCGACTGGTAGAAACAGTTGCAAATCTCTCGCGCGGCCACGAGTTAAATCCCGTCGCTCCCTCCAACCTCAGAACGTTAGAAAAAGTCCAAACGTTTCACGTAAGTACCGTATTCATATCGGTTATGGCTTCGGAAGCAGTCCTGGATTTCTACTACATCTCCCCGGGCGACGTGCACCATGCTCGAACTGGAAGGAAAAATTCCATCGACTTAAACCCGGTTATACGAGTATCCATCTCGACCCCCTTGTTAAATGAGCTCCTCCAGCAGGTTATTCCATTTGGCGAGTTATTAGAAAAGGAGTATGGGAATGATCACAAAACGGCTGACTGAGCGGAAATGGGATGTAGTCGACGACATCGTCGATGCGATGCCTCAATCGCGTTCCGCAAAACCTTCACCGGATCGCGTCACCGCATCATCCAGCCGAATTGCGAAGGTGGCGATTGCAATCGTCCTTGGCTCCGGCTTTCAAGCGTCATCGGCGGCAGCATATACTTCGAGCGACCGTGAAACCTTCGAACGATTCCTTACGGCACGCCAGGACCGCAACCCAGACCGCGGATCTCCATCTCAAGGAATTGCCAACGCAGGTCTTTCCACTTCCCGCCTTGCACTTCTTTCCCACACCCTCTTCGTGCCGTCCGCAGATGATGACGTCGTCGACGAGCCGTATTTCATGGACTAGCTCTTAGAATGGGCGAAGAATACTTCGAGCAGCCAATCGCAAATCTGCGGCAAGGCGACATCTTCGCAGACGTCCGTTTTTTCCGTGTTGCCGGAGACAACGCCGCTGAAGTCGTGCCGGCGAAGGACTTGCATTTCGCCATGTTGCTCAGCCAAAGCTGCGATATAGACAAAGGTAATGCGCCGCGGCTTATCGTCGCACCAGTGTTTCCCCTTTCAAAACTTCCAGGTGGCGGGCACGGGAACATAAAGAAGAACAAAGTGCTATCGGCTCTCTTTTTGCCGCAATACAGGGATCTTCTGCCGGAATCGTTTGTCTCTTTCACCGAACCCATGACGGTTGAAAAATCGGCACTCGAGACGCTACGGCGTGTCGCATCGCTTTCCGATCTTAGCCGACGAGCGCTGTACCACCAATACTATCGCTACGTCACTCGATGGGACCTCGCCAAGGTGACATGCCCGAGCTGCGGCGCGGAGTTCGACCCGGCGGCTACACTCCAAATTGTCAACATTTAGTTTTAGCCCGCCGCGCTCCTGATTTCCTTCGGCTAGCCGCGCCCCCAGTTTGACGCCCAGGAACTCGCCAACACCGGTGACGGCGGAAACTCCCACGGCCGGCGCCGCGCGTCGAGCCACAGGCGCTCCCAATCGCTTCGTAGGGATTCTCGCTCGCGCGCCAGCCGCCGGCATACGCACGCGCACGCCTGGCCGCTCGGCCGATACCCGCAGCCGTGGCACGCGGCGCAGCCTGGCCGGGAATTGGCCAGTGCGTCCATCAGGGCTTGGCGGCCTGGGTCTCCACGACTTGGGATCGAATCACTTCCTGTACCCTGGCCACCTCGTCATCAAGAGCCCTCTGTGCGGCCTTCTGTGCGATGAGCAGATCCGCGAGTTTCGCGCCCGGCATGTACAGGAGCGTGGCGATGGCGGACGCGGCGAGGTTATGCAGAAGGACATCGATGGAGTTTTTGAACAGCGCGGGCGACTGCTTGACCGTGTGCTCGGCGGCTTGGATGATGGGCGCCGCCGCCTCGCCGGATAGCGTAACCGTCCGCGTGGTGTCGCCAGCTTTAATGGTGATCGTTACGGCGTCCTGGGCGGTGACGGCAAGCGACAAAATGGCGGTGATTAGGAGGGCTTTCATTTCGCGACTCCAGACTTTAGCGATTTGATGCCCGGCGCCACCGGCCGCAGCGATATCTCCATTGAGTGCCCGGCCTCCGACTCCACCCCGTTCTCGACGGCCGTGGCGTAGTAGCAGTACGTCCCGCTGGTGAGTCCCGAATCAGTCCATACCGTTCCAGTGACGCCTTGGGCTCGCAGCGTGAACGTCGTAGCCGTCGCGCACGGACCAGTGGCCCGGTAAACGCTGTAAGTGTCGGCCTGCACGTCGGACCATTCGATGGTTACGGTTTGTGCCGCGGCGGCAATTAGGCAGGCGGCCGCCAGAACACAGAAGGCAAGGTTGCGGAAGAACATAACAGACTCCTTAATTTGTCGTGGGCTTTTTTGAAGATTTGACTGGACCGTGAAGGGCGGAGACCGACTGCCGCAGCCGCTTCCGCGCCGTTGTAGCCGAGCCAATAGTGAAGGTAGATAAGGTCCTGCGATCGCTCGGGAAGCATCGCCATTGCCCGCATGAGTCGCGGCTCAAATGACGGCAGGTCTTCGATAGCGAAGGTGGGCAGGAGTTCGAGAAACTTGCCGGACGGCCGCCTGGATTGCCGCCACCAGCGGGCGTAGTCCAGCCGCGCACCGAGCGCTTTTTTCGCCTTCCAGGCTGCCAACGGGCAACTACCGTCGTAAGTGCCCTCAGCCAGCCATGCGGCTATGGCGGCTTCTTGCCGAAGGTCGTCTCTATCCGGCGGGGAGATCATCGAGCGTAATGAATCCGGTTCGAAGGGCGTGGATAGTCAATGCGGATTGAGTGTGGATCCCAAATCGTTTATAAACCGCGTTTTTATGCGCATCCGCCGTCTTGCAAGAGATGTCCAACCGGCACGCGATTTCCTTCAGGCAATACCCTTGAGCTGCAAGCAAGTAGACCTGTAGCTGTCGTTCGGTAAGACCATGCGACGCGACGACGGATTGAACGACTGCCAGATCAACCGAGAGCAACCTCGCAATCGCCGCCGGCCCGCAGCCTTCGGCCAGGCAGAGCATGATGATTTTCCTCTGCCGCGCCGCCCTCTCACTGTCCGCCATTCGGCTCGTCCTTCTTCTCCGGTCCACCGATCTTCCGGTGCAGCTCCTTCCACTTCTCGTCTTCTTCCCCGGCCGAGAAAGACCGAGTGATGCCGTCGACGCGCCGGTCCAGCTCGCCGTTGGTGATGCGCTCCACCCAGATCGCCAAGCGCTGCACGCCGGGCGGCAGTTTGATTCGTGCTCGCTTGTAGTTCCTGACGGCGGACGCGAAATCAAGGCCCGCAAGGCACAAGGTGAGAATCGTTGCGAGCAGATCGGAGACGCGAAGCAGATACGAGACGCCATACACCGCTCCTATCAGCGCCACGATCGTCATCTTCCGTACAATCCCGTCGCCAAACATGCGCAGCGTGAAGCGATTCCGTCTCCAGGCGGCGTAACTGCCGACCCAGAGATCCAGAACAATGCAGATCGCCAGTACGCCCCAGGCGGCTGGCAGAGTCGCGAGAAATGCAAACCCAATAGACCCTCCCAGATTCACCGGCCCGAACCAGGCGGGAAGCGAGTCGGAAGGAGAAAAGTAGGCAAGTATGCGGTGTGGCAATGGCGCCTCCGGGAAATAGTCTGTTGCGCGGCTCATCGTAAAAGCCTCCTGATCTGAAATAAGATCCATAGCCCGCCGCCGATTAGCAGGGCGGCTATCGCATTCGGAAGTACGCCGCGGAGCCAGTTTCTCCAGCCCCGCAGCCGTAGCATACTGGTGCGCCTACTGCTTACGGATACCCAGCGCCCGCAAGTCGGTGATCACGATCTGCGGATTCAACGCCAGCCAGGCTTCGCCCGCCGCGTACTGCAACCGAGGGTTCTGAAAGTGGGTAAAGACCAACACTTCGTTTTCGAACGACCGCGTTGGATCTGGCGCGTAAGAAACCGTGTTCTTCACCCGAATTGGTTCTGGAGCCCCGGAATCGGCGATGGCCTTCAAAGCGGACGCCAGCGCGGAGTTATCGTTTGCGACGTCGGCGCGCAGATCGGTGACGCCGAGCTGCTTGGCAATCCGCTTCTCCCATTCCTGGTACTTTTCCAGCGCGCTCCGAGTGTCTTCGATTTCATCGCCCTGCGGCGGCCGGCTGTTTAGTCTCGCGGTCTGTGAATCCAGACCTGTTTGCTGATTAGACATAGTTCTCCCTCGCCCTCCCGGGCGTGCTTTAGTTTCTGGTTGCCGTCCGGTTTTAGCTCCCGGACCGCCCTTCAAAAAGTCGTCGCTCCTCTGCGCGCCTAGCGACCAGGCCGGGCATCACCACCAGATGGCCCGCCTTCATCCCCATGTTCCACTTCAGGAACTCCACCGCGGCCGCCGCGCGATCGCCGGCGTTCAGATGCCGGAGTAGACTCGACGTCCGGAGCGCGCCGATCCCGATATTGAACGTCAGGCAAACCAGCGCATCGAACTCGTGTTGCTCGATCGGCTCCTTAACCGCCTCGTTCACCGCTCGCTCGTACCGGTCCAGATCGTCAGCCAGCATCTCCACCGCATCCGCTTCCTCGATCGGTAACATCGACAGCGAGACTCCAGCCGTGTGCCCGTACCCGATTGTCGGAATCCCCGCCGGGCACAGATACGGCTCCCGCCGCAACGATTCGAACCGCTTGATCAAATCAACTGCTTTTCGTGAGGCTCGCATTGATAAACTCCGGGTCCGCCGTCGAAACGTCAATGGTGTGGGTCACGCCATTGCGGTACGTCAGCACTACGCGCACATTGTCGGATGACCTCATGATGCTCCAGCCCTGCAGCTCGTCATCGGGATTGAGCAGCTTCTCCAGCTTGCCGGCGATCGGCGTCATGATCGCGGCGTTGATCACGGCTTTGCCACCGCTGCCGGCGCAACTTCCACCGCAACCTTACCGGTCCTTTTCAGCCAATTCCATGCCATTAGTTAGCCTTAATACGCATAGTTTTTAACCCCCATCCCGTCGCTCTCCCCGTCGGCGGTGAGACATTCGTCGGCGATCCCGATCGACGGCGTCCAGGTACCTTCGCACACTCCTTCACCGCGGCAGACCTCCGGTAAGATCCAGGCGCCTTCACACACGCCATCGCCGCGGCACACCTCGCCATCGTCGACGAGCCCCAGCCACTGCCCCTCACACACCCCATCGCAATACGCGATCGCCTCATTGTCTTCCGCCGTCCATCTGCCTTCGCACACCCCTTCGCCCCGGCAGTAACCGCTGTCATCCGGCAGCTCGTTGAGCCACTCGCCTTCGCACACGCCGTCGCCGCGGAGGATGTCAACGCCTTCAGAGATCCCCGGGAAGTACGACGGCCCGAAGAATCCGGCGCCAAAGTAGCCGGGCCCGAAGTAGACACCCCTCGTCTGGCCAGCGAAGTACGGCCCGCCGAAGTACGGCCCGCCGAAGTACGACGGCCCGAAGTAGACACCCCTCGTCGGATCGCCAGGAAAGTACCCCGGCCCCCAGAAGCCATGGCCAAAGTAGGCTTGCCCGAAGAACACATTAGCTCACATCCGTCGTCACAGACGAGCGGTTCCCAATGCCGTCGACCGCGGCCTCAATTCGGTTTTTACTATCGCCCAGATCTCGGAAGTAAACGGTGCCAGTCCCAAAGCCCGACGTCTTCCCGGCCAGCACCGCAGCGATCAGCCGCACAACTTCTTCCGCCGAATAACTGCCCTCGATCGTGTGATCCCATATTTCGGCCACCGTTGGAATGTCGCCCGTCGCCGCCGGCGCCGCCGGCAGATTGTCCGTCTTCGCCTTGATCGCGTCGACGTCCGTTTTACACTGTTCGCCGAATGTACCCCCGGTCGTATGTCCCGATGTTGCTTCGTCCCAGACCGCGTCCGCGATCGCAGCGGCCGACGGCCCCGCCGCGGCAGCCGAGAAGATGTCCAGAGCCCCGACCTGCGCCGACGCTATCGCCTCCGCCGTGTTGGCCGACTTGTACCGCAAGTCTACCCGGCCCAGCGTGTTCAGCTCCGTCGCCGTCAACTCGACGTAATACCGGCCGTTGCCGATCGCTGTGAGCGTTGCCGTGGTGCTGGCCCAGGCGCCGCCGTTCTTCGAGATTTCCGGCTGCCCGCCGGCTTCGCCCGTCTCCGGCGTCATGCCGTCGGTCGCGTCCACCAAGTGGAACGGCACCCGGCGCCGTGCGGCCGTCGTTTCAGATTGAGTGTAGATGCCTGCAAACATTAGCGGAGTCCTTGTGTCTGTGCGTAGTAATAGGCTTTGGAGGCGCCACCAGTAGCGGCAACAGAGAATCGGGCGACAGGCGACGGGCTTGCCATGAAGCAGTATGGCTCCGCGTAGAGCGCATGAATCTCGGAGGCTGGGAGAGAGCGGCTCCATAAACGGGCGTACAGAATCTTGCCGTCAAGAGCCGTTATGTCGTCCGCCCGATTGCCGAATCTAATTACCCCGGAATCAGCCACCCAGTCTATAGCGCCGCTATTAATAACGTATCTCGTGCCGCTTCCGAGATACACTTCGGCGCCGATGTACGGGTACGTAAATTGAGGGTCATACGATTGGACTACTACCATGTCGTACCAGACGCCTGCCGCAAGTGTCGTAACGGTCTGATCTCCGACGGTGCCTATCTTTATCTTCAGCGTCCCGTCCGAAAGTACATAGTTGTCGAAAGGGCGCGCGAGTCCTGCGGAGTTCTTTGTAAATAAACCGTTGTAATTCCGAAGGGAGTTTAGGTAGAACTTTATTTGATAGGTAAAATGATTTCTTCTGTCGTCATATCCACCATTTGGCCCACTTGATAATGGATAAGATGGATTATTGGCAACTTCCACATACTGATTATTCGCAGCGGTGAAGCCGATTTGGATTCCATGCTGCCCTCTCTCCCAGGTTGGCTTGCCAGTGGTAGCCAGGAGGTTCCCATCGCCATACTTACCAGTCGCATCGAATGCGCGTGCGCCGGAACCTTCATTGAAATTCCAGCAGCCAATGAGGCTTTCGGCAAGCGGATGGCCCCAGTTTACGCGAGCGCCGGGCAGCGGTTTGGTTGTTCCCTGCCGGTATCTCATGCAATCGAGTCCCCTGTTACCATAAACGCTTCCACGGCGGTTGCCTGCCCGGAATTTCTTCCATCCGCAACTATGCGGATACGGCCAACGGCGGTTAGGTCTAATTGCGCCACGTAGTATTCCGCCTGATTGTATATCGTCGCGCCCGTTTGCGCGTTAAGAAGGTTGTCTTCGATGGTGATGGACGTATTCAAGGAAATCGATTTCACCCGGCCCCACTCAGAGTTCCCGATGGTTCCGTTGTCGATGTAGACCAGACCTCCTGCGACGAGGTTCGTCGTCGAGGCTACCGTAATAACATTCGTGCCGCTCGAAACTGTGCCCGAAACTGCTTCCGATTCCGCTGTCGCGATGGCCGTTTTGAATGATGCCACCGGCCACCAGAACCCGTCTCCGCTCGACTTGGCAGAGGCTTCGATACGGAACTCTACGCCCTCGGTGAGAGCACTTGCCGTGCGCCTTCCGAAGTGGATGAAGATCGTCGCGGCGAGCTTCGTGGATACATCCACGGCCGACGAAATAGCGACGCTGTTGCTCGCTAACGATTGCAGCGGGAGCAGCGAAATCCCCTGTGTCTTAGTAAGAGATGCCATAGTTACCTCGTTGTCCTTTGGAGAGCCCAACTTTGCATGGTGAATACCACGCCCGCCGTCGCTATTTTCGGTACGTCGAATACAGCCCAGTCGAGAAGATTCCCGCCGCTGGAGGCGTCGTAAACGGCAATCGCTTCGATCGTCGCCCCGGCCACCGGTGTACCGAACGAGAATGATGTCGCATTGCTAATGAGCGCGGCCGTGCTGGTTGGGAAGTTCGTCGTGTTTCGGGTCTTCGCAACACGCGAGATCCCCGCGTCGGTCCATTCCGTTCCGCCCCCGGCAGCCGTAGGCGCGACCGTCATCGCCGCGAAGTACAGCGTCGCCGGAACCTCCGACTCAATCGCGTCTCCACCATACAGCCAATTCAAAAAGAGGTTGCTCAAATACGTTGATTTTCCGCCTGCCATAAGTCCTTTACCCCGCGCTCTTCAGCATCCACATGTCGCAGCCGACGTCTCCCGTCGGCCTGGTCGTCGAGAAACACTCCCAGCGCCGGCCATCGTGCATCATGGATGCCCCGATCTCCGCGTTGCCGCTGGTGGTCACGATGTCCCATAGCTTGCCTGCTATTTCCGCCTCCGGCCCGGCCGTCGGATTCGCCGGCAGCACGATATATGGCGCCTGGACCAGAGGCTGGCCAGCGAGGCTCACTGTCGGCCGGCCTTTCGTGCCGCGCACCAGCATCGCGACCGTCTGATAACCGTCGCAGGTGCCTTTGAGGTACTGGGTGTCATCCATCACGCCGGAATGCCCACATGCAAGCGATTGCGACCAGTGGAGCTGCGTCCGGAAATGGTCCGCGTAAATATTGAGGTCGCCGTTATTCGCCCCGACCACGAAAGGACAATTGCCGCCAGCGCCGTGCCACCCGTCCGGCGCTTCGATGAGGCTGACAAACATCGACGTGTTCGCGTTGCGCGAGGCCACCTGTCCGGCCTGTGGCCAGATGGCGAACTGATAATTACAGCCGCAGAAATAGTACGAGCCAGGCATGAGCGGCATATAATAGGAGCCGCCAGCGGATGATGTGATGGTGAGGCATAGTTTAGGCGTGCCTACGCCGTCGTAGGCGAAGAACCCACCGGAATTATTGGTGATCCGGGTCTCTACCTTGCACTCCAGGTAAATATCGTTGAGCGAAGGCGAGCGAAGCGTGTAATAACCGCGCAGAGATGTTGAGCCCACTGGCGAGCCGATGCCGATGGGGATCTCGTCGAACTCGAACGCGGGAACATTCGGGATTAATGTGAATTCGTAAGACCCGCCTGCCGACGGATCACCTATTATGCCGCTCACACTGACCGAGAATACGCCGCCCTCGGTGATCTTGTCGGCGAGGTTATTCGCCGTGTCCAGCGTCGTTTCGCCGGCCTCAAACCACCGCATAACGTTCGTGCCAGCCGGGCAGGTTGGCGTGTGAATGTAGGGGTCGTATGAGTTGTAAATCAGGCTCCCAACGCTCGCGCGCCTCCAGGATGCACCCATCGTGTTGGCGCATTGTACGGGCGACATCTCGCCAGGCGTGCCGGCGCCGATATTGGTTTGAAAATAATACGCTGGCCGCCGCTGGATTGCCACGCTCGGGAAGCTATCCACCACTGACCAGCCAGCCGCCATCAGCAGGCTTACTAAACTGACCCCAGCATTCACATACGAGGACCCATACTCAAAGGTCCGTACACCCGTCGATGTGCCGCTGTACTTCGCGTCTGGGATGTAGAACGGATCAATAAGCAATGTTTTCCACCACGGTTGGACCGCCGGTTAGCAATAGCAGGCTGGAGAATCTACCATCCGCAGCCGTAAAGCCGACGCCGTTCATGTAGTTCACCCAATCAGTCAGGATGTCGCCATCGGTTTCAAATATCTGCTCCGTCGCCTCCAGCGCCATTGGCTTCGATAGGCAGCAAGCGTCGTATAACTGCCCGTACCAGATGCCCGCGACACTGATTAACGGGTCGCTGGCCATCGGTGTGCTATCGACCCAGAGGATGCCTGACTCGAAACCGCTTGGCCGCTTGTTATTGAGGTAGCCAGGCGGGCGGATCACGCCGAGCTGTAAAGCAGCGCCTTCGTTTACCGCGTCTCCACCTAAATTCATGCCGTTCCGGAAAAACGAGAACCGCTGGCAGAAGCTGCTAGAGCGAAAATTCTGGCTGTGGGAGGATCCAAATCCAGCCACGCCATTGTCGGAGCCGGACGAGAACCAGAGTTCCGTAGTCACCTCCGGCGCCGCCGGCGATTGCGCCTCACACTGCGGCGTCGGCTCGGTCAAGCCGGCCGCGTGCGGCACTCCCCCGAAAACCGACCATGGCAGGAAATCGCCGGTATGCGTAATGCCCGGCCTGGCAATGAAGAGCGAACAGCAATTAGCCCACACGAAATACGTAAGCGCGGCGTCCATGCGGAGGTGGTGGATCAACCCTTCGGGGTACGGATCGTATGAGCTCACCCATTGGAAAGCGAAGCAATCATCAAAGTTAGAATCGGCTGGGTCCCATACTCTCAACTGAACCGCGAAGCCTTGAGGCGAGAGACAGGCGTACACATATCCGGTCAGGTATGCCGCCGACGTCCAGCCAGCCGCAGTAAGGATCGAGCGCAGAGCGTCTAAAAACGTCGCCGGATTCGCGCTGACGGTCTCCATGACAATCGGCAGGTCGGTGTAGGCGAGGCCCATTAATTTTCGATCCACTCCAACATGTATGAGGCGATACCGGTCCTGGAAATGCTTCCGTCGCTTGCAGTCACGTCGAACGTCAACGGCTCGCCATCCGTGAACGGCTGCGGGTCGCTATTGAATGCGGTGCTTTCGATGTTTACGCCAACGGCCGTCGCTGACGGGATGGTGAACGTGATGATCGGCGTTCCAGCCTTTTTAATGCGGATAGTAAGATCGGAAACGATTACTTCGTGAAGCATCCCGGTGAGACGGTACCCAACCCCGGAGCCATATACCGAGATCATGTCGGCAATATCGTTGCCGACTGTCGCGTCCTTGAGCAGAAGCCGGCTGTGAAAATACCGCTGGGAATTTCCACCGCCAACCGGCGGCACGACTACGAGTTTTCGGGTGATCACCGGGCATGTACCGTCAAATCAAGTTCTTCGGCACCGTTGTCGACGTCGACAGTGATGGCAGTTCCTTCCGGGATTGGATCGAGGGCGAAACCGTGAACCTCGTTCGACCGTGCTGCCGACGATGGAATAAAAAGATGGCACCATGGATCGCTGTTTTTCTTGAGCGTGACCAGGATCGGTCCATCCATCGCCGGCTGGATCGCACCGGTGTATTTCGGCAGGGCGGCGAGATCTGCTTCATTCACCAAATCCACGGCCGCTATCTGGCCGTTGCTGATTTCAGCAATCCGGTAGAAAGGCTCGTCCCGGCCGTCCGGCGTGGCATATAGCCAGATTTCCGTTACCCGTTCGTCTCCGGAAACCGGAATGTCCTTGATCTCGACTCGATCGGCTGATCCTGTTGGGCCCGTCGAATTCGAAATAGGGGAGAGAGCTGACAGGAACCCGCTGCCGCGGTAGGCCACGGCGTACTTCCGGCCGCTCATTATTCCGAGCGAACTGTTGATGCCGTCCGGCGTCGCCGTCACCGAGCCAGCCACGTCCGTGACGATCTCCCCGCCGATACCGATCTTCGCCGTGATCGAGACGACGGCGCCGGAGGCCTCGGCGGAATAGTACGCTTCGAACTGCTCCCCACCGTTCAGCCAGTCTGTCAGCGATTGGGCGGCTTCGTCGAGAGTGTCCACGTCCGGCCAGTCGCGCGCTACCCAGACGGCGAGCTGCAGCTCATTCCCGCCTTCGATCCGGACTTCGATCTGCGAATCTTCGTCGATCGAGCCCCCGAGCGTGATGGTACCGGAGGAGCGCAGTTCCGTCGGGACGATGGCCGATACGCCTGGCGGCGCGCCGATCGCGTTCGAGACGCCGCCGGTTACTTCGGCATAGGCAACTTCGAACGGTTGCGGCTCGGCCGCTCGCACGGTCTGGAATGCGTTCTCTGTTGTGCTGATGGGGAGATCACGGAACGGGAATTGGAATGCATGGCCGCCCAGCGTCCGGATGCGATGCGGCCAGGGCGAAGCGTGCTCGCCGTCGGCCGCCGGCGCCATCTCATCCCCGCCCACCGGTACCACAGTCACGTAGTCCGAGCGGATGCCGCGCGTGTTCAGAAGCCGTCCGCGGATCAGAACGACGCCGGCGTTCTTCATCTCAATGACGTGCTCCCACTTGGCGCGGTTCGGACTGGAAAAGAATCGCGGCTGGAACGGAACTTCCTCGCGGAGAACGTCCACCAGCCATAGCCGCACGTCCGCATACATGTCGTCGCCAACGTCCGCCGTCTCGAGGGGAAGCGTGGTAAATAGATCCCCGGTGACATGGTCGTAACTGGCGATCGGCTGCTGGTCGTATGGAGGTCCGCCGCCATCGTTTACGACGATGTTTGTTCCCGGCCGCAAATCCAGGCCAGGCTCCACCCTTAAATGGCAGGGATTCGCAGAGTCTTTGTAAAGCACCGTGCATTCTACCCGGGTGTGTGCAACGGCCGTCGTTCCGAGCTGACCTCGCCGAACGGTTACCGTGCCGAAGTCCAGCTCCGTAGCGCCAGGCTCGAATACCTCCACGTACATTAATTCCCGGTCGATCTGTAGCCAGCGGCCGTCAATCGGCGGATGGCCTGACATGGGGAACTCGGTGTCGGAGTCACTGATACTCCCGACGAGCGTGCCATAAGCATTCGTCGCTTCGTTCGCGTGGTAAACCTCGAACGTGCCGCGGTGAACGGTTTCCTTATTGGTCCGGACGGAGATATTGTTCAGCCGCAGCAGCCCGTCGCGATTCGTGTGCGCGTGGAACTGCCAGTTCGCCGGCGCGAAGGTCTCCTCGATCGGTAGCGGAATGAGCGCCACATCGGAAGGCTTCGGCCCGCTGACGAGCTCATAAATCTCGTTGTGAAGAGAGCGCCATTCGACGTCGATGGAATAGTCTTTGTTCAGCCTCCACCGGCCGACGCGGAGTTGTATGTGATTCGACCGCGCTTCCTCTGGATCCGGAGAGCCTTCCGCCGTCGCCGGGTAATTCGGCATGTCCTCATGGTCGATACGGCAAACGGTCCCAGGCTCAACGGATAGACCGAGGAGCGTTGTCTTGAAACGGCCGCGGCGAGCGACCTTCTGAACTTCGGGCCGCCAGCCTCCCGTCTCCTCCCGCAACCGGGTTGTGATGAGCCGCGCTACCTGGGACTTCGACGAGGCCCCGGCGAAGTTCATCTGCGATCGCATTGGAACGCCGCCCACCTGTTCGCCGTACGTCTCGTCGTAGATCTCCACCGAATTCGAAACGTAGGCGTATTCCTCGTCCGCAAACTGCCCGGTGATGTGCCAGAACGACGGTTTCAGCGGCTCATACTCGAGCGAGCCCCAGATGATATTTCCGTCGCTGAACTGCTCCGCGGCGCCGGAGTGGAAGCGGATTCCGAACTTGATCTTGTCGAAGGCGAACGTGTAGTAGCCCAGGCAGTTGTTCAGGATCTCCTGAAGCCAATCGCGCGTCGGTTTCGCCTCGCCCAGAATCCCGGTAAAGGTGAACTGCGTCTCTGTGCCGGTACCGATCATTTTTGTGACGGTCTCATCGCACACGCCGGCGGCGAGCTCCGCCGCATCCACGTCAAAGACGGCTTCCTGTTCCTCCGCCGTCGCGCCAAATAGCCCGCGGGCGCGCAGCACCACGTTAACGGCGATCCAGATTGGATTTGTGCTGACTTCCACTGTTTCCGAACGCACACCGTCTGACCAGGTCCAAACGGCCAGGCCTTTCCGGATGGCGGTCTGCATGGAGTGCTCTTCCAGCCGCGAGAGCTGCAGTCCCTTCTCATCGGTTCGGCGAATTTCAATAAACGCCGTTCCGGCCGCGCGCTCCGGGCCGTAACGCTGGATACCCGCGCCGCCCTCACCCAACGAGAAATTGTTTTTCGAGCCGGCTGGAACGGGATCGCGGCCGTAGGTGCCAAGCTCGCCGGTAATGTCGCCGGCGCGGAGGCCGTAGTTGTTCGGCTGCTTCGCGATGAATCCGTGGTGATCCTGGCCGTCCAACTTGTGCGGGTTGTAGGGCGGGGACGTGCCGAGAGTGGTGAACCGCGGCGCCGCGTACTCGACGATCGGACCCTCGCCGACGATACCGAGCGCGGAATAGAAGTCGCCTTCATCCCGGCCGGCGGCGATCTTGCAGTTCACGGGGAATCCGATAGAAGAATCCGGGTTCTGAACGTCGCAGTAAATCTCCGGAATGACTTCCCCGTAGATGGAATCTGCAATCAGCGACGTGCTGGTGAGCATTGAACGGCCAATTCCCCAGACACCCGTGCCATTGTCCTTCGTCCGGACATTCTGCGGATAGGCGATGATGCCACCAAACCGGCTTTCCATTTCATGCGCCAGGCAGCCGTTCGGGCCATCAAAAGACTTGTCGCATTTCGAAGCGTCCGGCGTGAATTCGTACAGGCGCGTCGAGCCGTCAGATTTGGGCAGAGTCCGGCTTGTGTGGGTCGTGTTGCTTTCGTCCTCCCATGGGCAGCCATTCGCGGCATCGTTGTATTTCTTCCAGCACGTCCGGCTGATCTTGCGGCGCGGATAGGACTGATTCAGTTCATAGAAGCCATCGGACGCGGAAATGCTGATCGTGTCCGAGGCGGCGCCTGCCTTCCAATCCGTCACATCGCCGCGCCAGAGATCGAGCTTGAACCCGGAGCCGACATGGTACAGGCTGAACTGGATGTCGGCGCGGAAGAGATCGACTTCGTTTACGAGCTCCGTGAAGACCTTGTCGGCGTTTCCCAGCGTGAAAGACGCCTGGTCGCTCGCGCCGTCCATCGACTGCTCGATGCCGGCCCAATCCAGTAGACGGGGCTCGTACTGCTGCTCGCCGACGATGCAGCGCCGGTCCGACAGATAGATCACCGGGTATTCCGCGTCCGTCGCTTCGATGCGGATGAGCGGGATGATTTCCTGGACCTGCGCCGCCAGAGCGTCTTCCAGCCCGTCAGTTGGGAAGCGGAGGAGCGTATCGGTGATGGCATACTCTGGATTGGCGGTCGGGACCTCCACCAATTCAATTCCAACCGACGAAATCGAGCCGTAAAGATGCTCGAGCGTCAGCTCCGGGTCCTTGAAGCGGACGAGGTATTCCGTCGTTGTGCCGTCTTCGTTCGGGGCGTCGTAGGAAAACGAACCCTCCGCGCCGCGATTCTCAATCCAAAAGTCGAGAAGATCCTGGCGTTTGAGGAACGTCAGATTCGTTCGCCGAACGGTGAACTGCTTCGCACCGCTGCCGAGAAGGTACCGCTGGGAAACTTTTCCGTTAGCGGAATTCGGTCCCATCCGATGGACGACAACTTGCGGCGTGTGGGCGCGGCCGCTCGGGTATTCTGGCTCAACAGGCCAAGGCGTGGCGCTGATTGCCGGTTCGGGAACCGTTATGTTGCCTATGGTTGGCATCGGTTAGACTGGAGTGATGACCGTAGATGAAATCTTCGCGGCTATTCAATCACTGCCCCACGAAGATCGAGTTCACTTCTGGACGCGGGCAATGCAGGTCAAGGATCAGGCTCTCTTGGATGTGGTTATCTCACCCACGCCAACAAATGGATTGGCTTCTGTTTTACGTCTGCTAAACGGCAAGAAAGCATCGCAGCTTGGGGTCAGTTCTGCCTCACAGCCAACCGAACAGTAAGATCCGAAACGCCGGAATACGTAGGCGTTCCACGGCTCACGAGCATTCCGTAAAGCGTCGTACCGCTGGCCAGCTTGAAGCCCAGCCCAATCGCCCGCGCGCAAGAAACGCCGTTGTCATTCGCCGTATGGTGTCCGGTGACCGGAATTACACCGACGCACGTCACCAAGTCAGCGTCGGCAATGTCCGCGGGATCGTTATCCGTCGGCGGGACGCTGGGGTTTGTGTCGAAAAGAAACAAGTCGAGGTTTGCGGATTGCTTGGCGAGGTCCGTGATCGTTACGGATTCGATCACTCCGGAGCCGGCTGAAACGCGCACAGCAGAGGCGAAACTTAGAACCGCTCCGACAGCATCGCCGGACGCGTATGCGGGCGAAATGGAAACGACGGGGATCGCTGAAACGATAACGAGTTTCCCGCCGACTTCGCCGATATGGTTCTCGGAGGCCGCGGCGGTCACTGTGCCGTCGACCGTGAGTGATCCGGCGCCGTCGGATACGGCGATCGCCGACTGATCGGACGCTACAACAACCGCGAGCGAGGCGGCCATTGCTTTCTGGCCAAGAGAGGCGGGCGTGCGCTCATTCTGGATCTTAACGACGCCGCGAAGGTGGGCGTTGATAGAGCCAACGGCATCGGTCGAAACCGCTGCGTCTGCGTTGGCTCCGAGTGGGTCCGCCGGCATAGACTCGACAACGACGTGCGCCTTGTGCACCCCGCCCGTGTCGGTTGTGCGCATAGTCCGCGTGCCGGACGATGTGACTACATCGAAATTATCTGCCATTTTATAGCCCCAAGACCATCAAGTTTCCGGACTCATCCGCATCAGTGAAATCCAGCGTTCCACTTCCAGCCGCCAATGCCAGTTCGATCATTTCGAGCGAGACGTTCGATCGTGCAACGTCCATTTCCTGTTTCCACTCACCAAGGAAGTGGACGATGTACCGCCCATCCGGGTCAACGCCAGTGGGGTCGTGGTTCCCGATCCCAACTCCACCGTAAGGGTCATAGAAGATGAAGGCTTCGGCCGCTCCGCCGCGGGCGTCGTAAAAGTTGCGCAGCGCGACAAGATCGTCGGCCGTCAACCGCTTTGAGAGTTTCCAGTGAAGCCGCGCCAGGATCTCTTCCCGATCGCCGCCGTTGCTTATCAGGATCCGGCGCTGCGTGCTGCCGTCCGGGTATTCGTTTGTAAGAATCGCGAGTTCGCGGGATTGAGTAAAAGCCGTGGACAGTGTGAGCGGGAGGACCACCAGGCCTTCCAGCGTGGCCGCGGGAACGTTTCCCGGCATGTTACTTCAGAATCTCCCCTTTGCCGTTCTGCTGGGCGACCAACTCCCGCCGGCCGTAGTTCCCTTTTTGGGCTACAGCGGTGGCATCCTGCACTCGTCGCGGCTGCGTGTCGATCACTACTTCCGCTTCGCCCCTCAGCAGTTTGGTCGTCGCCGGTCCGTCCAGTTTGATGATGTTCGTCATCTGACCCTGGCCTACGTAATTCGTGGCATAGCCAACGCCCCCGGGGTTACCTGGAATGGTGAGTGACGGCGTGCTCGAGCCGATGCCGGCAAATGCAATCGCCCTGCCGTTTTCAAACGTGGCGTTTTGGAGCAGCCCAAAGTTGCTCTGAGCGAGACTGACCGACCGAACCTTCGCCTGGACGCCGAAGCCCTGGCCGGTGGACATAGCGTAAAGCTCGATCAGTTCCCTGATTTGAGGCGACCGGATCGCGGTACCGATATCTCCGCCAAAGCTTTCCTTCGCCGTCTTTACGATCTGATTGAGAATGCCCTTCTCTTTGACGTCGATGCCATAGACCTCTTTGATCTGGTCCCGCGCTTTTTCCGTGGCGCCCTTTATCATCATCCGCAGCGCCCCGGCACCGAGTCCGATCGCGCCGCCAATTAACGCGCCCCAGGGTCCGCCGAACTTCGCGCCGATCAGCGCTCCGCCGGCGGCCGTCTCAAACATCCCGCCTACCCCGCCTCTCCGGAGGCCGTCCGTAGCCAGCAGACCGCCGCCCAGAAGCAGCGCGCCGCCCTTGGCTCCATAGATGCCTTCCGCGAACAGTTTGTTCGTGGCGCCGATCTGGCCTAGCTGCGTGAGCAGGCCCAAAGCGTCAAGACCGCCGGCCGTACCGCCGCCCGCGCCGCCGCCGAGCATTCCGCTCAATCCACCAACTGGTCCAGCAAAGCCAGGAGTTCCACCTGGCGCGCCCGCCCGCGCAATCCCTCCGCCGGCCAGTAGCCCGCCGAGCAGGCCGCCGATGCCGCTCGCGGACCCGCTACCTCCACCGCTAGTTCCGGTGAGGGCGCTGGCCACAGCCGTGCTAGCGATCTGTTTCAAGTAAGTGAGGGCCGGCAGTAGGACGGCATTCTTCAGTAGGTCGCCCCATGACTTTGTTCGCAGGAACAATGTGTCAAAAAGCCCCTCCGCCGCATGCTTGATGCTGTCGAAATTCCTCTGCAGCTGGTCCTGGATGATCTGGCCGGACTTAATCGCAGCCGTATCCCCCGCCGCGGCGATCGCCGCCTCGGTCTTCAGTGTCAACTCCCGGCCGGCCAGCGCATACTTCTGATTGATCGCCGCGCGGAGCTCGGCATTCTCTGCCGCCTTCGCGAGTTCGATCTCCTGCTCCGCCTGCAACAGCCGCGCCTTTAATTCGAAGTTCTTGAGAAGGTATTCCTTCTCGATCGCGGCCTTCTTATCCTCCACCGCAATCTTTTGCTCCACCGTTTTGGCGTTGTAGCCTTCCGCCTGCGCCAGTTGTTTGTCCCGGCTGGCCTGCGCGAAGATCTCCTCCTGGGAGAGCTGCTCGCGAAGGTTCGCCAGCTCCATCTCAACGGTCTCTTCTGACAGTTTCTGAGCGGCGCGGAACTGCTTTTCGTAGAGTTCGTTTACCGGCTTCGCTTCCAGGTCCTTTATCACGTCGACTTTGAACCCGCCGGCGGCTCGTTGCGCCATGATTTCGCGTGCTTTCTCGATACCCTTTTCACGATCGCGCCGCGCCTGCTCGGCCTTCTGTTCTGCTTCCGCGCGCGCCTTGATCTGGGCAGTGAGCGAGGCCTCTTCAGCTCTCAATTTCTTGGCTAGATCGATCCTCTTCTGCACTTCAGCGGCGCCCATTCCGCTCCCGAATTGCTCGGCCGCCTTGCGCTGTTCGGTAACGTCGGCAAGTCGCTCTTTTAGGCCCGCGTCCGTTTCACCTTGCTGTTTCTTGAATTTCGCAATCAGCGCGGCGCCCTCGGCTGCCACCAAACCCCGATTTGTTTCATTGAGCCTGGCCTGTCGTTGTCTCGCAGCGTCCTCGGAGAGTGACCCTATGCCTGGATCGATGTAGTCTAACGGCCCCTTGTTAATGCTCTGAACGAATTTAATGGTCGCGACGATACCGCCGGCGAGCTGCAACTTCAGAGACTTCCAGCTCGCCTCGATTTCGCCGATCGCGTCATCGGTATCGGCAAGGGTCTTCAATAAGGTGTCGTTTACTCCACCCGACGCTCTTTTCGCCCGTTCTGCGGTTTCATCAAACTGCAGGAGTAAGGGCATTAACGCAACGCCACTTTTCCCGAAAATTTCAACGGCTTTGGCCGCTCGCTCTGACGGTTCTTTGATTGACTGAATCTTCTTTGCTATATCCCCAAACAAATCGCCGAATGGGCGGACCTGGCCACTGAGCTCGAAGATCCGGACACCGTTCTTTTCGAGCGCCTCAGCGCTCTTCTTGCCTTCTTCGGTTCCCTCGGCGATGCCCTGCGAGAGCTTCTTGTAGCCAGCGGTCAGGCCTTCGAGGGATGAACCTACCAGCTTCGCCTGGATATCAAGCTTGTACGCTTCCGTGGCACTGATCCCTACCGTATCAGCGAAATTAGTGACGGCTTCCGCCGCCCGCCCCTGGCTGGCCACCAGGTCGAAGGAGGCCTTCGCCACAACAGTCAAGCCGGCGCCGACGCCTAAAGCGATCGCCCCGACCCGGCCGAGGCTTGCGGCGATACTATCGACGGCATCTCCGGCAGCCTGCATCGGGTTGCGCAGAAACTCCGCCAACTTGGATCCGCCGGCGGTGACCTTGTCCTGCGCAAGCGCGAGCTTATCGTACGCGGCGGTCATCCTGTTGATCGCGTTCGGATCGCCGGCGACCCGGCTCAACTGGAGCTTTCTCTCTATCTGTAACCGCTCGCTCGAGCTGGCTCCGGCGAAGGCGGCTTTTCGCTCGGCCTGCTGGACGATCCGATTGATTTCTTTCTGGCTACGATCAGTAATCGAAACGATCGACGTAATTTGTGCTTCCGTCGATTTCCCAATCGCCGCCCCGGCCCGTTCCGCCGTCTTCTCGTTGGCCTCGATCGCCTTATTAGCCTTATTGGCGGCAGCCACCGCTTCCGCGGGGTCGTAGGATAGTACAATTCTTTCGTCAGCCACTTATGCCGCCCTCGTCTGGACCGCTCGAACCGGCCGTCCGGCGGCGAACATTTTGACAATCTTCGCTTTTTCAGACGGACTAATTCCCCACAGTCGCCACCGGCGCTGGTTTAAGGTCAGGACATCTGAAAAGCTCAGTTGGCCACCACGCTTCAGGCTGGTGTGCATCCCGTCTGTTGGGCCCAACGTCATTTTGTTCTGGCTGGCAGATAAGACTTTGATCGAACGACGCAAACGGCCTGTGAGATTCAGGTCACGGATCGTACGGCCAGTCTTTCGTTGTTTGAATCCTCGGTAACCTCGGTCGGCACTAACACGGTTGAACCTAAGAATGCTAACTAATCCGGACCCGGTCGCCTTGAATACATTGTCGAAATACGACTTTTGGAATGAGACCAACGGCGGAGCGGTCGCGTCATTGACGTCCATTCCCCGGTCCCAGCGGGCCATAATCATGGACAGGATGGAATCCCCAAACTCCACCATCTGACTCCCGGTGAAAGGGCTCACAACGAAGCGCGCTTTAGTGATCTTAGTCTGGTATTTTGTCGCCATTAGTAAGACCCTCGATTCTTGAGCGACGCCTGCGCCTCGGCGATTCGCCGCTCTTCTTCTTCAAATTTGCCGCGTTCCTCACGCAGAATCACCAAAGCGCGGAACTCCAAAGGAGAGACCTCGGCGAGGGTAACGGTGAAGCCCAGCTCCAGCGCGACTTCCAGCTCGAAGGTTATGCGGATGAATTCAGAGAGGGCGGGTGGGAGTTCCGGCTGTTGGCTGCGCAGAATCTCTGCCACGGCTTCCCGAAACTCGCGCATCATTGCGCTTATCCGCCAGATTCTTCCAGGTCGCGAACGGCTTCCACAATATTTGTGATGACGAAGTCCTTGTGAACTACAGGAACAGCACCAGCGTATCCCTCGTGGCGTTCCACAAGCGCATCGTAGAGCGCCTCGCCGGGCGCCAGCGGCTGAGTCATTTCCGTGCCACGCCGCACCGAATGCATGTCGATGCAGGAGAGCTTGTACTCGCGAAGTTGCTTCAAAGAAGGATGTCGCAGCACGTGGACCAAATCACTGAACAGTGGCTTGCCGCGATGTAGCAGTGCGCCAATCCGCACCGTTATCCGATCGCCGTGCATATCGACGGCAGGATTTCCATCGTCACCGGCTTCCAATTCGCAGTATTCCAACCGGTCGATCACCGTCAGCGCCTCGGCGGCGTCAAACTCGGCCGCCTCAGCACCGGTATCGCGGCGAACCTTTTCGAACATCTCCAGCGCTGCTGGCTCTGCACCAATGACGCTCGATTTCGATTTATCGCGGCCGGCCGCCTCCTGCTTGATGCGCACTTTATTGGCGCGGCGCTTCCAGTCGGAATCCGCCGGCCAGGCGACAACACATTTCTTGTTGCCGCCGCTGTATATGTTGATCTCGATTTCTCTCGTAACGTCGAACATTGCAAATCTTTCCTTTAGGCGGGCGCGTCGCAAATTCCGTCGACCGCGGTAGTGGCGACCACGGTTAGAACTCCGTTACTGGTGTGGTACATCGGGCTGCCCTCGACGGAGATCGTCACCAGGCCCTCATCGTCGCCTATTTGCACCGACTTATAGGCGAGCTGATGGAACGTCGCCGTGTAGGTGTTGTCGGCGTCGTACGTCTGGGTGATCACGGCCGTCCCCGTCGTCAGGGCGATCAGCAGCGTGTACTCTGGCGTCCCCACACGGCACCGGGCAACAAAACGGAAAACGGGCATGCGGTCGCCGTTTTCAATCCGGCCCTTTTTCGCATACCCGCTCTGGGTTCCCGAGCCAGGGTAGAAGCCCGTGCTCTCGCGAACGTTATTGTTCCATCCCCACTCGAGCGAGATGATGCATTTCAGGCTGACGTAGTTGACGCTGATGGAGGTGAAGGCGAGCGAGGCGGCAGGCAACTCCTTTTCCGTGGTCTTCGCCGGCAGCGTGATCGCGCTGGGCTCGGTAATTTTTCCGCTGCCCACCATATCGATGGTGATTTTCGAGCTCGCGCGCCCGGGAGCCGTGATCAATGAGACCAGGAAGCCCGCGACGCGGCAGCCAGGGTACATTTTGTCCCAGATCGCCGAACCGCCGGGCCGGATCTGCTCGATATAGCTGAAATAGGGAGTTTCGATGCCCGCCGTCGCCGGCACTTGCGGAGTGCACGTATAGACGTACGGTCCGGAGCCGGTCTTCACGCATGCGCCCAAGCCAAACGCGGCCGCCCAAGCCATGATCTCGGAGGAAAGGAACTTTTCGATTGGATGCGGGCCAATCAGGACGTGGCTCTTGTAGGTCGCCGTGGCGAACTCATGGCCCTTCCCAGATTCGGCCGCGTCGTCCTCGGTGATGAATTGCGGATCCAGCGGCGCCGTGTTGATTTTGTTCAGACGCCAGATGGCGCCCACCAGGTTAGCGGTATCGATGTCGGACTGTTTGCCTTTACCCCAGCCGACCAGCAGTTCGCGTGCGTTAACGCTCAAGGGTCACCTCGCTCTTTTTTTCTCCGCCGGCGGCGGGCTTTGTTTTCATCACCTGGACATAGCCCAGAACCATTAATGGAGTCAGCGACTCGGGACTGGCGTCGACCTCCACCACATCCCCTTCGGGGCCGCGCATTGTAACTTTGCCCTTCATTAGTAATCCCCTTTTTCCGGAATTTGCATTTGGAGCTCGAAATAGTCGATCGCGGCGCCCTTTTCATCGAAAATCATCGTCTGGCGACTGAGCACCGGCGGCAACATCGATTCATAGTCGGCGTGAAATTCGTAATCGATCAGGCGCTGAGATTGCCCCGCCGGAGTCCCATTCGTGAACAGCCAAAGCGACTTTAGATAAGTGGAAGCCGTGTCGTTATCTGTGCTCCGGCGCGGTCGATGAATCAAGCTGACCCGGTGATGCCACGTGTTACCCGCGCCGCCCGGGCCATAGCCTTGATACACCACCAATGTGCCGGGTACGTGCATTTCATAGACCGCGCGCGCAAGACAAGCGCCGTCGGGATAGAACCCCAGAAATGCGGAGATTTTCTGTGCGTCCCCACCATGTTCGGTTACCAGGTCCGCTACGGCACGCAGCCCAGTGACAATCCCGTCGATCAGGTTGCCAGGATTCGTCATCTTTGTCTTTCCAACACTAACCAGGCCGATTGGTCCGTCTCGACCTCGATGTCAATGACCAGGTAGGTCGCCGACTGGTAGGAAACCGACGCACCCTTCACCGGAGAGAAGCCGGAAAGGCTCACCCACATGCGATAAATGATGCCAGCAATCGATAATTCGGGATTGGTTCCAAACTCAGGAACGCCGGTAAGAGTAGTCTGACTTCCGCCCGGTGGGGTGTAAAGAAACGTCTCGGCAAACGTCGATTCGACGATGTCCCTCAGTCCCTCTCTTGCGGTGAGCCAGCTCACTTGTGTAGAATCCGCATTTTCTTTCCATCAACGTTCGAGGAGAAGGCGGGCGAACGCCTTCTCCTCCACGCTGCCACTAGATCGTGTGGACGCGATAGTTGATGATGCCGCGGATCACAGTGTCAGCACCGGCATTGCCAGCGATTTCACCGTCGCCCGTGTTGTGCAAGACCAGCGCCTTGTTGATGCCGGCCGATGCAGCGACAATAGCGTCGATCTTCGGCAGAGCGTTGGTAATCGTGTCAGCGCTGGCGTCGATGAAGCCACCGGATTCGATGGCCTGCGAAACGATGGCCCCGGAGCCGTCTGTATACCGGATGGCGAGGTTATCGCTCGATTCCGTCAACACGTTCGTCCCGTAATCCAGGTACAGCAACGCGCTGATGAACTCCAGGATCTTACCTGCACCTGGCGCCGCCACAAGCGTCTTCGGGGCGGCCCGGAGAGCCTTGATCTCGGCGTTGCTGATAGTGAAGGTTGCCTGCCGGAAAACGGTCTCACCCACGGCGCCGCTGTAGCCGCTGGTGAGACGGCATTGAACAGTAGAGCTGGGGTTTGCGGCAGCGGCCGTCGCAACGGCTACAGCCACGCCAGTGGAAGTTTTGTTGAGTTCCTTCTCCGTGTCATCCCAGTACAGGACGTCACCGGCCGAGATGGCGAGAGCAGACGTTTTCGGCAGAGTGAACTCGCCTACGGTATCGATTTCCGCGGCTGTGCTGATGGCGTAATCCGCGATCGCGACGCCAAACAGCGAGCCGACCAGGCATCCATCGCCGCTGGAGAGAGCGTACGGCGCCGTGACTGGAACGACATTACCAGATCGTACTTTGTTGGTCATGATGCTTTTCCTTTGTTCGTTTAAGGAGCGGCATCACTGCCGCCCCTGGTTGGTTCCTGTCGTTGTTGCCCCGATTAGGAGCCAGTCGAGTAGTACAGGCCTTTCCAGCCCACAGCTTTCGCGCCGAAGTCCAGGAACGCGTACATCGTGACCCCCAGGACTCCGCCGTTGTTCTCCTGCCGAATGAACTGCGGCCCTTCGGCCCCGGCCAGGTGCGAATACTCGACGTCCCCGGTGGCGGCGGCGCCATACCACTTGGCCGTGTCCGTCAGCTCGGCGTCGGAAACGACTTCAAGCATGCCGGCAAACCAGTTCTGCTCCGAGATTTTTACGCTCGGACCCGTTTCGCGCATTGCCGTAACCGCCGTCATCCGCTTGGCAGGCGGAACGATCAGGTACTTCGGAACGATGTTGAGGACGGTGACACCATCGATGCCCTTTTGTGTCGCCATTGCCACGAACATCGAATCGAGACCGGTGTTCCCGATTGCGCCAGTGCCGCTATTGGCGTGATCGGAGTGGAACAGAGTTACTCCGTCCGCCATCGCTGCGTTCGCCGTGAGAATGGCATACACGGTTTTATTCTCGAGGCGGGCAGCCTGAAGACCGAACGCGCCGGCCATATCGTTGAAGGCGCCGAGGTCATCGTTGATGAGCATCTGGCGGGTGAAGCTGATCCCGCGACCGTACGTGGCGATCGCGTAGGATTCGCGCTCTTCGCCCATCGTGCCCATCGAGATCTCGCCGCCCTCGGGGACTTCCAGGAACACCGGCATCTCACCCTTTCGGATGCGCCGCATGGTCTTGAAATCCGTAGCCTGAGACTTCTTCGCCCACTTCCGATATGTGGGTTCGGCAGTGCCGTAAGCGTCTAGGAGAACCTTCCGAAGGCTGTTCTCCAGGATGATCGGGAAGTCGCTGGTGGAATGCAGCGCCAGGACGGCGATTTCGTTGGGCGACTTGCCACGGGTGTTCACGCCAGCGCGAATCAGCGACTCTTCGGCCATGCGCGGAAGGCTCATGAACTTGAAGTCGTTTGCCGATTCCACCTTATACACATTGCCGTCGACGCGGTTCAGGATGGCGCCGGTCATCAGCTGCCGGCGAGTCTCTACTTCGTCGCGAGTGATCTCTGCCGAAGGCGCGCCAACGCGGGTTTCGACCTTGGTACTGTTCTTATACATCGCCTCAATGACGGCATCCTTGAAGGCCTCCACCGACTGTCCGTCGGCAATCGCTGCTTGAATGGTTGCGGCCGGCAGAGACGCTGCTGCGCCAATGCGGCTAATTTCGGAAACACGGGCGCGCTCGACCTTCTGTGCTTCAGCCTTGATTGCCTCCGCGTTGAGGGTCGGGTTCTGCCCCGTAGGATCAACAGGGTTTGGATTGTGCATGTTGCACTCCTTTGGTTGGTTGTCATCAGGGGCAGACCCCTGGACTTCGGTTATCGGCGAGACCTCCACCGCAACGGCGCCGAGCTCGGCCGCGCGAAGTGCGACGGGAGCGTTTTTATACGCCGAAAGATTCCATTGGCTTTTGACCGCAATCGCTTCCACCACGCGATCGACCAGGCCTGCCTCCACCGCTTCCTCAGCGGTGAACCATGTTTCCGCCGCCATCCAGCCCCGAACCGTGGCCTCATCCTTGCCGGTCCGGCGCATGTAGTCCGACACCATCGCGTCAGCGTACTTTTCGAGGAGCGCGATCGCTGCCTCATGATCGGCGGCATTCCCAACCGTCAGCATCATCGGCGAGTGAACCATCACGAATGCGCCAGCCGTCGCCTCGATCTCTTTCGCAGCAAGGATTAGAAAGGAGGCGGCTGAGGCGGCCACTCCGTCGACGTGCGCGACGATCTTGGAAGGATGCTGAGCGATCGCCGTGGCAATCGCCCGTGCCGCGTTAACTTCTCCACCCGGACAGTTAACCCGCAAATGGATTGTCGACGACTTGATCGCCTTTAAATCCTTAACGAACTGGCCCGCATCGACACCCCAATACCCGCCAATCGCGTCGTACAGAAACACTTCCGTTTCGTCCGCGGCCGTAGAGGCCTTAATTTCATACCGGCGCGGGCTGGATTTGTTGTCGGCAAAAAGCTTATCTAAAGGGCTCATTGCTCCTCCTGCTGTTGGTCCTGTTGGCTTTTGCCCATGTTGAGATCCTGCCCATTGAAGAAGCTAACGCCCGCTTTCTTCAGCCGTTTTGCAAATTCCTCGATCTGTTCGATCAACTTCGACGGATCGTTACCGGCTCTCGATACGAGTTGCGGCCAGCTCGTCTTACCGGTCCGAAGCTCCACTTCGTCCGCCTTTGCTTCCGTCAGCCGGTCTAACAAATTGAATGCGGGCGGGTTCCACTCATGCCGCTTATTAGCGATCGGCCCGTCCAAAATCTCAAGGAGCCGAAGGAACTCTTCTGCAGCTGCTTCGCATACGAGCGGGATGATCACATTCCACTGCGTCGAAACGACAGTCCGTTCATAAGCGACGACCCCCATGCGAGAGCTGCTGTAGTTCGACTTCGAGTAGTTCCCTGTTAGCAGCTCGAACGGCATTTTTGCGCCGGCGGCGAAGTCGCGCTGCCGACTCGTTTTGTAATCGTCATACCCGCCGGCATACGCAGGATTGTTCCAAACTACCTCTTCGCCCGGTTTCGTCTTCAAAATCATTCCGGGCTCAAAGGTCGAGACCTGATTCCCATTCGCGTCCATCACTTGGGCCGTGAAGGTGAAATCGTCGCCCTCCGGAGAAGTGACCGCCGCGGCGATACAGGCTTCCGTCCGTTTCCGAACGATTTCCGCATCCTCCCAGTCAGCGGTATCCTTCGCCGCCGCCGTAGTCGACACCAACCGTGGAACACCGCGAACCTGGCCGGGACGGGACGGCTTATAAACGTGCCGGATTTCGGCAGCATCCACTCGTTTAGAAGCATTCCCGACAGAGCCCCGCATACCTACGGAACTGGAATCGCCCGGATGGTGTTCGAAAAGCCAGTAAGCGACCCTTTTCCCAACGGCATTGAACTCGACGCCGTGAATGATGTAGCCATTTGCATCTGTCGGCTGTGTTTTTGCCGTGTCCAGATGATCGGCTTCGAGAACTTGAATCTGAAAGGGCGGCCAAATGCCATCCGACCGCCGGCGTGACCGGTACCGAGTCAGCACTTCGCCCGATTCGAATTCCGATTCGCAGGCTAGGTACTGAACCGCTTCGAAGTGAGGCAGTCCATCCGCGGAGGCCCGCTTCGTCCAGGCGTCCCACTTCTCCTGGACAGCGGGATCTTCCCATCGGCAAAGAATCCCGGGCCCAACGATCGAGTCAGCCCATTTCCCCTGTGCGTTACTCCCGAGCGGGTTGTTCCGGATCAGATCGCGAGATCGATCTCGAGAGAGTGGTTGCGCCGCGGCAATCTCAGAGTTGGCCGAAGCGCCGGAAGTCGCCCAATTTGCCGTCCGTCGACCAGTCCTTGCGGCGTCATAAGACGCGCGAATGGACTCCGCCTCACGGAATCGCATCCGGCGGAAGCCGGCAGCCGGATCAAACCAGGAAATCACCCGGTCAAGGGCGTTCGGTTTTACCCGTTGCTGTGTTGTATTAGGAGACATCGCTTCGTAGGAGTGCTGCTAGCTGCCGCGATTTGCCCGTCGAGGATTGCCAGGGCGCGCTCCATCTCTTCGACCGTGGCGTATTCAACCGATCTGTCACCGAATTGAGTGCGTTTCACCGCATCAGCAATCCGGGTAATCAGCGTTTCTCGTTTGACTAGTAGCTCTTCCGTCGTCATCGCTTGAACCATCCGCTTCCTCGGCCTTGGAGCCATCCGCCCTGCTGTTTCGGCGCAGGAGGAACCGTTTTCGGCTGTTCCGTGGGCGGCTGAGGCGTCGAGGTTGCCGGCCGAATCTCCTTCGGCTGAGGGAGCAGCCTCTCCTCGAGGTTTTTCCAATCCGCGTCATGCATCCGCGAGAGGCCTACCCGCTCGGCGGCGCCGCGGGCGTAGTTTCTCGTATCGAGGGCTTCATTTCGCTCTCGAACCTTTACCCATTCGCCCTTTCGAAATCCCTTGTGGATCCGGAACACGTATTGCTCGGCAGTGAGTTGGCGGAACCATTCAAGGGGCGTCGTAAGCGGGAAATGGCACCACCCTGGCGGATAACCTTCTCCGGCCGCTGGACGCTCCTGCCGGAGCCATCCGTACAGTTCGGCCTTCGCCATGGACACGTTCAGCGGCCACACGCGAAAGCCACGCTTCATCCGCTTGCCCTTGCGCGTCGTCTCAGCCGCAACCGGTAATCCCAGGAGGCCTATGCCCTTGTCTTCTCCCTTGATGACAAGTACCCGCGTAGCTCCCTGTTGGCGCGCCCAGGAATATACGGTCTGGGCTTGATAGCCGGAGTCCACGGCCATCATCTGGAGTCCCAGCGTTGCGCCGCCCTCATGAGGATAGGACCTGTTTAAAACCCCGGTTAACCCTACCCACGCCGGCGAATCGAGCCGTGCCGTGTCGCCCAGCAGAATCTGGTAATCGACCAGCCAGGATTCCTTCCCGCGACCCCATGCAACGACCTGCACCTCTATGCGATCAGCCTGGACGTCGGCGCCGGCCGTGAGGAAAAGTCCGCCCGAGGGCACCTTGCCCAGGTGATAGTCCTCGCAGCGGCTGAGGAGTTTCTCTTCGTCCGGCGCCTCGCCAGTCTCGCGCCAGGTGCGGCCGAGTGTCGTGTTAACAAAGGCTTTGAGCTGTTCCGGCCGGCCTTGCGCGGCGAGCCAGCCATTGGCGATCCGGAGACAGCTTGACCAAGGCGAATACGCTTCCCAGAGCCAGAATCCACGCGTGCCCCGGAATTCTGCCGAGGCCTCCCAGTATCCCTGGCGAATCGCTCGCAGTCGCGCGACTTCGTCCATCTTCGCTTGGCAGTGCGGACATTCAAACCACGCCGCGGTAGCCGTGCGCACTTGGCGCCCGTCCTGCCCGGGAATACTCTTTCCTTCTTCCCACCGGAAGTTCTCGAACTGCAGGATATGGAAAGCACCGCATGCCGGGCAGGGAACGTAAAAGAGACTCTGATCAGACTCTTCGAATGCGGCTTCAATTCGCGAAGCGCCGGCAGTCGTGGGTGTCGACGTCAGCAGTTCCTTCGCATTGAAAAAGGTCGTATTCCGCTTCATCACCAGGGTGATTGGATCGCCTTCCGTTCCTGCCGAGATCGGATATCGATCGACTTCGTCGGCGAGGACGACGCGGATCGGACGGGACGCCAGCGAAGCTGGCGAATTGGCGCCAGCGAGCGTGATATGGCCGCCCGGGTACTTCTTATGCAGCAGCGTGTTGCCAGAATCGCGCGATCGCGGATCTGCGAACTTGTGGCGGATCGCCGGCGTGTCCCGGATCATCGGCGCTAGGCGGTCCTTAGAGAACGCTTCCGCCATCTCCAGCGTCGGCTGCAGCAGCATCACTGGAGACGGATCGTGGGCGACGAAGAACGCCAGGATATTGAGGAGAATTTCTGACTTACCCACTTGGGCGCTCGATTTTATGACGACTCGCTTGACACGCGGATCGGACATCGCGTCCATAATTCCTCGCTGGAATTCGGCTCGCGATGTGATCCATTGACCAGGTTCGCTACTTGACTCTGGACTTAGCTTTCTTTCCTTGTCGGCCCACTCGCTGATGGTCAGCTTCGGCGGCGGCGCCCAGATCGACGCTACCTTTTTTGTGGCCTCGCGGAGGTTTGCCAGTCCCTCTGGGCTCGACTTGAACTCCGAAGATTTCGGATCTGGCTCGGTCGCACTCGGTGATGATGACTGCAAGCTGTTTCACCCCGCCGCTCGCGGCAGAGTTTCTAATTCTCGTGATCACCGCGGCGGCGCCGGCGAGCCTGGCGTCCACCGTGTCATCACTCAGTTCTTCGGCTTCCGGCTCTGCCGCTGTTGGCTCATACCCGCTGAGCTCGCTGAGAGCCTCGTTGATTCCTGCCTCCACCAGCGACTGGCAAATGAGCGGGTCTGTCTCGATGGCGAGAACCGGCCCGAGTTTGTTTGGGAGAGAAAGAAGTTTTGCGCGCGCCGCTCCAACCATTTGGAACCACGGCCGCGACGCGTCTTCGATTTTAACGACCTTGCCATTGGCAATATGCAGCTCGAGCTCAGTGAGACCGGCCTCGGCCGCAAGCTTTCGCCGCCGGGCTTCATTCTCATCGATCGTGACGACGTCACCGAGAACCGCTTGGCGCTCGCGATCGATCCTCCATTGAAAGACGGCGCTCGCCGAGAACTCCCATTGGCCGACACCCTGCCGGACCGGCCGGCGAACGTACGGGCAGCCATCCCGGACCCAATTATCGATTGTGACGAGAGAAACACCGCAAAATTCGGATAACTGCGCTCGATTCAAGCTCCTAGGAGACGACATAAACCTAAAACATCATCTGAAACCCCTGGCGCTAGCGCTAGCGTGCAATCGAGACACCCGCCCGCGATTCACCTGGGGAAGGACCCAAAGCCGGGGGGGGTAGGGCGATCGCCTGTTCGACGGCGGCGAGTTCGGTATTGAACACGACTCGCACGCTACCGGCCGGCCCGCCGTGAGCTATCACGATCTTCCGCTTCGTCGGTCTCGGTGGAGGCTGAGCGATAGGAATCCGGCGACGCTCATACTGCTTCATTTGACGCCGAATCGAATCGTATTCGCCACCCGGAATACTCGCTGCTCGGCCCACAAAACCCATCATTCGACTGCGGAGCTGCGGCCCAAGTCGAATGACCTGGCCCGGCACAATCCATTCCGCCATGCCTCGCTTTAACCATCGTTTGCAATGGTCCAGAGACACTGATGCCCGCCGACTATCAGGCGGGTTGACGATCCTTATTGTGGCAGCAGACACGTGTGGTGTGTTCGCTCGTCCCGTACTGGCTACGATTCCCCCGTATTCAGGGGACGCCGGCCGGGTTGCAATCCGGGCGCGGGTTACTTCTGTGGAATCAGCTTCAAACATAACCCAGCTTTCTTGTTTTTGCAAACTCTGTATTCTCGCGCGGCATTACGAGTTCCTTCTGAAGCTCGCCCCAAATCGAATTGAGTTGCGCGACCAGGCGCGGAATCTCGATCTGGTGAAGAGTGGTGAACCGCCTCGGCCCAGCGACATCCAGCGCATCCTTTCGGTGTCGATGGTGATCCGGGCACAACGGGATACATTGCTCATCCGGTGACTTCTGCCCCAAACCCCGCGGCCCCGTGTGAGCTGCCTCCGATCCCATCCAGCCGCACACCGCACAAGGCAAGGTCTTGATCCACAGCATGTAGGGGATGTTCCGCGGCCGCTTCTTGTTCTTCTTCGAACGCGGCGCCAGGCGGCTGGTTCGCTTCAGCTTCACCTTCGCGATCCGCTTCGATACGGCTTGATACGGATCGAGCCGCTTCTTCGCGCGCAGCGGTGTCTTTCGCTTTAGCGGGGTTCGCTTCATTTCGAACTAACCCACGTCCGGCTGGCTTCCTGCAGCCTCGCCGCCCGGTTCCGCAGCACCACTGCCATTGGAGCGGTCACCTGCTTCGCCAATTCGAGATGCTGTCTGGCAAGCATCCGCATCCGCTCCCGGAGACAGTGGTGTGATTTCAGGCTCTCGCTGTTCATCTCGGTCTATGCGCAAAGATGGCCAAATCTAGCTTCACCAGACGGTTTGCCTCTGAACTGCATGGATAGAGCCCCCAGGCCTCGAGATCCCCGAGCGTTCTAAATTCGTTAGCAAATATACCCGCCCAGGCTAACTCTGGATCTACGCCTTGTTTTCGTATAAATCGATCGGCTGCCCTAAGGGATTTGCATTCGAACCCCAATTGCTTACTGAAGATCTTCAACATGACTTCAGTCGGGATAACCATCCCACTGGAATCACGTCTCCGACATTCCCGATTTCGCATCTTAATCCTCACTTTGGCCCGACTATTCGATATGACGCCTTAACTTCCCCGATCTCCTTGTCCCCGCGGGCATGGTCAGAAATCCAAAAAAGCTTTTTTAGTGTAGGATTCCCGAACAACCCGTTTCCTTGGGTGTAGTCGGCATAGTGACCTCTAACCGAGTGGAAGCTAATAATTTTATGTCCGCTCTCATGCTGAAGACCTCGCGTCACCGCGAGCCTATTAACGGTGGAGATTTTGATTTCATGCCACCGAATACCTCTCGGGACACGTGATGATTTACCGCCAGATTTTACAGCTAACTTATCCGACAGCACCAGCTCGGCGTTAGCGCAGTTCATTCTTTGTACAGAATGCAGTAACGTGAGCAAATGAAAGGCAGCCCTGCCCCAAGCCCAGAAGGCCTTAAATCGGCTCGACATAATGCAACAATCGCACTCAACTAGAACGCCATTCGCGTCAGTATCCCAGTAGAACGCTGAATATCCAACTATACTTTGGTCATCAGGTGCCCTTAGAAAGGTGTAACCTGAAATCCGAAATTGATCGGCCTTGCTGGATCGAACAAGGTAAGCGGCCGTAGAGCCACCACCATAGTGATCAAAACCTTCGAGCCACATATCCGCAAAGGGCGGTATAACCCTTTGGAACTGGCCGAAGAACTGTTCTTCAACCTCAGCCAAGCTATGCGCAGAATCATTGGTATCGGAAAACACCTGATCTATTCGCACCAGCTTGAGCGAATCCTCTTTGAGGGATAGACTTAGTGTTTTTAGCTGACTGGGAAAAAGCTCGCGCAACTCAATTAATTCCGGCGGATTAGGCATTGCCTCAGCGGTGACCCTGTTCATCCTGACAAACGGCCACTCAGTGGCAGAGTATGCACGAACGACCTCAGCAATTCCTTCCTTTTTAATGGACGCTACGATACTCGACATCGCCCACCGCCCATATCCCTAGCCAGCCAGAAACCGGTAGCGTCGATTCCCATTGATTTCATCGCATCCTCGCTTCCCGCCGCCTGTTAGCGTCCATGTGGCTCCTCCCCGGCTTCGATAGCCGTCGTCAGCCAGTGGTAAAACGGCCCGTCCTCTGCGTTCTTCCACATTTCCATGACTTCCTTCAGCGTCTCGATCCGCACCCGCCGGTCCCGCTCGGCCAGCGAGGTTTCCGGCGTGGCGGCTAGGGCGCGGGAATCGAGGGCGGCGAGCTGCTGTCTATGCCACCGGAGCGTATCTGCGTCCGGAGCCCCGTCTAATGCCTCCCGCAGCCGGTCCCGCTCGGCGGACAGCTCGGCGAGCTGGGCGCGTGCCGCGCGAAGTTCGGCGGATAGGGATTGGTAGGCTGCAGTGATCTGTTGATGGAAAGATAAGCAGGCAATATGCCAATCTCCAGGCAATTGCATCTTCTGATACAAGGCGTCCAGCGCGTCGAGATCAACGTTTTGTTCCATCTATACCCCCTCAAATAAGCTGCGCTAATTGCGCCATTCGTCTTGTTTCGTGTTGGTGTGGCAAACACATTTACAGGTCAATTCGTTAGCCAGTTGGCGCCGCGATGCACAGCGCCAAGCATCGTTCACAACACAGCCGCCGAAGACTGATAAGGGATCGACGTAGAAGCTCACTTGCAACTTTCCAGTTCGGCAATCTCCGCCAGAAGATCCGCGTAAACCTCGTCGTGGCATTCACAGCATTTCCGGTCAAGTTTTCCGAGGAACTTCTTCAACGCCTTCGCCGCCGCGGCCCGCCCCACTTGATCGTTCTGTGGTGGTGAATTAGCTACTGTGGTTTGGCCCACTGCTTCTAAGGCGCGGTGCAGAGCGCTTCGAGGAATCACGAATTTTTTCCCGGCCTTCAGGCTCGGGATTTTACCGGACTGCAGCATTTTGTATACGCCCGATTTCCCTATTCCCAGGAGCTCCATGATCTCTTGGATCGTGTAGCAAGCTCGCTCAGTCATCCAACCCTCGCTTCCCGCCGGATAACCGGCACATCGTCCATGGCGAGATACTCCCGCCAGAATTCCCCCCGTTCACAAGAGCAGATCGCAGCCCCGGTCTTGATCGCAGCTCGCACCATGTCCGCGCTGTGTGCCTCCTTCCGCCCGACCACGCCGGACCCGCCGCAGCTCCCGCAAGTCGGCGCGGCCTCCTCCGGAGCGTGCTCGATGTCGGCATGAATCGGCGCAGGTAGCCGGGCTCGTGCTTCCGGCGAGAGCGCGTCTGCGAAGAATCCAGGCCAGAAACCGTAGCTATCCGGCGGTTTCTGCCTCCGGCGTTTCAGCCCCACGAGCGCCGCGGCGAGCTGCTGTAGAGTGGCGCCCTGCATCTCGGCCTCAACGCGTCGCACAATCGCCCGATCCGGCGGCGGTGTTCCCCTCGCCATAGCGCTCTGCAGCAGCTTCGCCAGCTCGGCGCGTTCGCCTTCGGAAAGCGGCGGCGGCGAGTCCTCGCGGGCGGGCGCGTGCCCCGCGCGCTCCGCCGCCGCTGGCTCTGGCACTGGCTCTGGCACTGGTCCTGCGCGCCCGTGCGATGGCTTGAGAATTTCTGACTTTTCGAGAACTACTCCATGTTTTTCGGGAACCTTTCGAGAACTAACGCGGCCAGGCTTATTCGTCCAGTTCCTCGTTTCGGCACCGTTCGCGAACTTTTCCTGGTGATACTCCAACTGCCGGCGGAGGTTGTCATCGGCATGCTGGTGCCAATCGTGAATGAAGTCCCAGCCGCCCATCTCGTCGATGAACTGAGCACCGATTAACAAGTCGCGCAACTCGTCGCTCGGCTGCTGCCACTGGAGGTAGTCGGCAAGATCCTCCCACTGATCGGCTTCGATGCGGCCCGTCCGAGCGGACTTCCTCGCCCACGCCCAGACGGCTTCCATCAGCCCAAGCGCCGCCCACGGCGGCATCTTCAGCGCGCGCGCCAGGCGTCTGGTTTTCTTGTTCTCGTACGCTCCATTGAGGGCCAT